TTGTTTTCGAGCCTAGTGTTCGTCATCCGCGCCTCGTGACTACTTCGCAACCGACATTGATTTCACGAATCGCGACCCCCCGAATTTTGGTGAGTTCTATTTGGAAACCGAGCGCGGTGCCTTGCGCCCCGAAGTTCATAGTCCATGAATCGTCGGTTCCCGAAGGGTCGGCCCTCGAGGATGGCTCAGTCCACATTTGAGGTTCGGTGTTGATGGTTCCTGACTGCCAGCGTGCCAACGGTCGCACCGCGCAGTGGATCTCATTGAGTCCGTCATCGATCCCGGACGGCCATTTACGGAATTGGATTTGGACGTTGCGGACCATGACCTGCCGGCCTTGCGGGTCATACCAGGCGGGTGTCAACAGGACGCCTGACACCATGCTGGTCGCGCCGACATCGGTGGGTGATGCCCATTCGTCATCGGTGTGTGCGGGGCGTTCGATGTCATGTTGGAATGACACGATGTTGACAGGAACACCGATGTTGTCTGATTTGATGACACCGAACACGACGCCGCCCGGCACGTTGTAGCCGTGACGTAGATCGGAGGGTGCGAGGCCGGCGAGTTTGTTTGGCAGGCTGTGTGCCGTCCATTTCCGGTCGTCTTGGATGAGGAGTGTGTCGTTGGTTTGAGGATCGTTTGCGGCACCGAGCATGAAGAGGCGGCGGCCGGTTGGGGTGGCAATCACACTGTCACAGGGGAACGAGTTGTCGTAACCGCGGACACGGTAGGCCGAGTCGAGCCAGACTCCGGTGCCGTTGAACCAGTGGGGGAGGGCTTCGACCGCCCAGTACAGCACACGGTTGTCGGTGGTCATGGTGGTGAATCGGGAGTCGAGTGGTCCGTTGCCGATTTCGACGCCACGTACTGCCGGCCGTTCTGCGAGCACCCCGGTCAACGACCACCAACCATCAGGTTTGCCAACCATCAACTGGTTGAACATTGGGGTCAATACGGTGATGGTCGAGCTCCCACCGATATCGACGTATGCGTTGGAGTCCCACACGTCAGGTTCGGGGCCGGCCTCGGAAACTTTCGAGTAGTACAGTCGCCACGGAATTTCTGCTTGGGAACCGATGAGGTAGTAGCCCCATCGGGTAAGTGTTGAGAGTGTGATGCCGCCCGGCAGTGAGATGTTGACGGTTGCGTCACCGTTGTGTTTGTACAGTTTGCCGTCCATCAGCGAGTACAGGGTGTTGTCGAACTGTGTGAAACGGACGAACGTTGTTGCCGGGTCAGGGTAGGTGCCCATCGCGACGGCGGTTCCGGTCCCGTCGAGTGGGATTCTGTAGGGGGAGTCGCCGACGACGACGATCAGGTTTTCGCCGTACACGTCGAAGCCGACCGGGCCTGGTACAACGGTGCTGGTTGGCAAACCCGTGTAGGGCAACATCTTGAATCCAGGACGGACCCCGACGAGACCGGATTCGTACAGCATGACGTTCTGACCGGAGAACGTGTTGTTGTTGGCTTTGGCCGGGTCGATGACGCCGTAGTCGCCACCTGAGAAGTCGTCAAAGCGGACGATGAAGTCGGATGCAGCCATTCATCACACCCAGTTTCCTGCGCGGATGTGCTTTTGGAGTGGACGTGTCGAGGCGCGTATGTCCTTCTGCATTCGTGCCATGCCTTCTTGGAACTCGAGCATGTGGACTGCTGCGGATGGCCGGTCGTCTTCGCGTGTCGAGCAGAGTTGTGAGGCTTTGGCGACGATGGTGCCGACGTGTTGGGGTGGGAGCCGGATGATGTCGGTGTCTTCGGACAGCAGTTTGGGTGCCCGATAGTAGATGTGGGTGAAGTCTTGTGGTGTGGTGTTGGCGGGTGCGAACTCGATGGAGTCATCGATGATGCACCAGTAGGAGGGGCTGCCCGTGTTCACGTCCTGACGGAGACCTTCGAGGTCGTAGGACACGCATTGCTCGAGGGGTGTGCCGTGAGCGTTGACGATGGCTCTGGTAGCACGCCAGTCGGAGGGGACGGGGACGGCGTGGGCGTTGGCCGGTATGGTCAGGGTCGTTTTGGTTTCGTTCCACGGCCAGCGATGTGCTTCTTCGACGGCGAGGATCGCAAGGTTGATGTTTGCGTCGATGAGCGGATCCGGGAAGTAGTCGTCGTGCATGGGAATGCCTAGACGATCGCGGACCAGTTTGCGGATGAAAAGCAGAGAGGTTGCCATCGGTCAGTACCCCTGTCTGATCAGCGCACGTCGGAGCCGTGGTGCGATCTCCTCGGCCACCCATTCATCCTGCATGGCCTGTTGGCGTTCATCGATGCGATCGTTGTGTTCGGTGACTTCTTTGTGGAGGTCACGTTTCGGGTTGCGGCGCATGTCGATCTGGCAGAGCCGCACCAGGATCCGTTCGTCGAACGGGTAGCCGGGCGGTGACTTGTCGATCAACGATTTGCGGCCGTTCTCTTCGTTGCGCCACAGTTCCCAGATCGTGCCGGCCGGTGTTGCTTCCGCCACGACAAACAGGGCCGGGTCGCCTTCCCAACCGATCGTTGAGTCTCCGTAGTGGAGTTTCTCAATGAACCAGTCGGCAACCGAGTCGTGCCATACGCACCGAGGACCATCCCAATGAGGGATCCGAAGAACGGGCTCCGGTGCGTATGGCTGACCCATGATCAGGCGACCGTGATGCCGCTGATCTTGGTGTGCGCGTTGCGTCCGTCAGTCGCCACTTCCATGTAGCAGAAGAGGGTTCCTTCGTAGGCGTCGGTGTTCGGCACACGATTCAGGATTGCTCCGTCCTCCTGCATGAACTCCCAGTCGGACATCCGATAGTTCTGGAAGCGGCGCATCGTGAGCCCGTAGGCAACACCAACTTCGGTCATGTCCTTCTCGTACACCATGTTGACGGTGTTCGCTCCGGTCTGGCCCTGTGACATGTCGGTGATGTCGAGACCCGAGTAGCCACCCTTCATCTCGTTGGTAGTCGGGAACCGCTTGAGTGAAGTCAAGAGGCCGGCGACACCACGATGAATCTCGGGAGTGGTGATCCAGGTGTCGAGCTGCTCACCGGAGTTGATGTTCACTTCCTGTGACGCACCGATGAACATGTCTTCGGAGACTGCACCGGCAGAGGTGAGCTCGTAGGATGCCCAGTCGCCCCAGTCGTCGGGATCGATGCCCCAGAGCGCACCAGTGGCGGAAACCTGGGCCTTGAGACCGGTGATCTCCTTCTGGGTTGTGCCGGTGCCGGCTGAACCTGCACGGGTCACGATGTCGCCGGTGACCGAGGTGATTGATGCGGTGAGCACGATCTCTTCGGCGGCACGGTCCACCGACAGGATGGTTGCGGCTGCAACCGAGTCGGTCGGGTTGGACGCATCGGAACCGATGTCAACCAGCATCCCCTTGGCGAACTGGCGCATGACGCCAGGGCCGGCTCCGACGAGCAGCACGGTTGCTGACACCTGACCGGTTGAAACCACTGCGATTGTGCCGGTGCCGTCGCCGTACACCTGACGGTTCAGGTCGTTGCGAAGGTCACGGACAATGCCGTTGGTTTCGGACTGGACTGCTCGAGCGAACGAGCCCCGATCGGATCCCATCGAGCGCATGACCGGCCCGGAAATCTGGATGCGACCGTAGTTGTACTTCAACTGCACGCGGGATTCTGCGTACTGCTGGGCACCGGCCGTGGGAAGCGTGCCGAGCTCTGCTCGAGCACCGACTCCCTGGTTGCGTCCGACGTTGATGGAGAGGACCGCAGCGCGGCCTTCGACATCTTCGGAGTTCATCTCCATCTGCGAGAGCAGGAAGATTTCGTTGTTGAGCACGGAGCGGATGCCGGGAAGGTAGAAGTCCTTGAGGACGGCATCGGCATCTGTGCGGTTGAGACCGACAGACATGGTGACCCCTTTCGAGGGTGAAGAGTGATTTGTGGATCTGCTCACGTACCAGACGTGTCAGCATCAACGAACCGCACTCCCGGTGCTGTCGTCTTCTTCGCAGTCGGCTCCCGGCCTTGGGTTCAGTGTAGACACACAGGGTCGGCCGACACCATGATCACACGCGTTGGCGGCCTGCCAGGAATGCTTTGGCGGCGGCGGCTGCTTCTTCCATGCTGGTGATCGGTGTATCCGACTGTCCTGCGAAACCTCCCGATGGTGCCACCTTCGGGTTGATGCCGTTGCGGAGACCCATGTTGTAGTCGTCGATGATTGTTTGACGTTCCGCTTTCATGATGTCGATGGCTTTGGCGACATCACCCTCAGCGGCAGGGTCGTTGTTTGCGATCCACAGCACCTTGAAATTGTCGGCTGTTCCCTTCGGCCATCCAGCTTCGGCGATCTGTGCATGGACCGCTTCGATGGCCCGGTCGGTTTGTGCCTGCTGGTCGCGTGCTGACAGTTTCTCATCGACGAGTGCCTGCACGGCTTCGGGGGTCAATGCTTCCATGTGGTCGGTTTGCTCGAGCACCTCGATGGCCTCTGCTTTCTCTGCTTCTGTAGATGTGGGGTCACCAAGGACGTTGTTGGCGATGGTACGGAAATCGGCGGCGGTCGCTTTGGGATCGTCAAGCCATCGGGCACCAAGGTCTACCCAGGTGTTGCGGTCCTCGTCGCTGTACTGCTCGAACGGTGCGTAGCGGGCTTCGAGTTCGGTGGCTCGTTCTCGGGCTTCACGCGCTGCGATGCGTGACTTCGCTGCTTCATCGCGTACTTCGGCCATCTCTTCATAGGTGTAGGCCCGTCTGGGTTCGGCGGTTTCTGTGTCCGTTGTTGGTGGGACAACTTCGGCGGGTGCCGTCGTTTCTCCAAGTCCCGTGTCACTCATGGTTGCTCCTCAGTTCAGGTTGGTACTGGGCCTTGTGTTGACATCGGTTGGCCGGTGTCAGGTTCTTCGTTCGGTGCGGCTTCTTCGATTGCGCCTTCCATGTCGCCTTGCGGCATGGGACCGGTTGCGCCGGGACCGGCCTGTTGCATCATCTGTGCTTGGGCTTGGGGTGAAATGCCCATGCCGGCACCGGGAGGACCGGTCGTTGACGACGGGGCGAAGGCTGCGAGTCCTGCTGCTTCTGCGAGTGCTGTCTGGTCCATTGCCGATGTGGCTGCGGTTGGCAGTGCTGCTGCGAGCGGCGACACCGACGCTGCGTTGGCCTGCTGCGCCATCTGATCTGCTGCATACAGTTCGTGCGCCATCATGTGCATTCGGATCAGTTCCTGTATCTGCTGGTCGAGATGTTCGTAACGTTCGGATCGGCAGAAGTTGCGGTGATGGAAGATGTGGTTGGTGTGGTCATCGATGACATCAACGGTGCGCGGGTTGCCGGCTGAGAGGAACGCGTTTTCTCGGAGAGCTCGAGCAGTGTCGGGGTCGGTGGCGTTCAACAGCATCGACTGGTTCGGCAGGTCGGCAACCTTCGACAGCTCCAGCGGTGACTGGATGACTCCACGGTCGTACAACTGCAATGCCCAGGCTGCCTGGGCTGCACGGCCACGGGTCGAGTGGGCATCGGCGGGAACTTTGGCGTTGGTATGACCGGCGATGGTGTTCCCGGACCAGGCGATGAGTTGCGGGATTTTAGCGTCAGGCATTTGGATGCCGGCCTGGCGGGTGTCCTTGACGTTCACCTCATACATCTGCAACACCTGGGTCGCGACCCGACCCCACATGTCACTCAGGTTCTTACCGAACCGGCCGACCGGGGTGTCGTCATTTTCGGACAGGATCGACAGGGCGATACCGGACTCGATGCCTGCGGGTGCGTTGCCTCGAGACACGTCATGTCCACCGAGCACGTCGTCCATTGCGTCACCCAACATGCCGGGCTGCTGAATCCACCAGGCGGGCATCGAGGGGGGTGCTTCATACAGTGGGCGTTGCCCGTTGACCGGGATGTATTCGACTGACTCGCCGGGAAGATCGGACAGATCGGCCACGTTGTCCACAGATCCTTCGGGGATCCACAGGCGGGCGTTGCCGGCTTGCTTCATGTGTTCGATGATCGAGGACCATGACGCGTTCATCGCGGCTTGGATCGGAACGGCATCGGTGACCGGGGTGTGCCCGTACCAGCGTCCGTGGATCGGTTGGACCTTGGCGATACACAGGTTCAGTTTGTCCCGGAACGGGAACGGCCAGGGTGCGACATCGACGAACTTGTCGTTGACGACGGTGGCGACACGGCCAGGTTTCTGACCGCGTGGACGTTCGTAGTAGACGTACACCATCGTCAATGGTGCGAGCGAATTCTGTTCGCCTTCGGACATTCTCCACACGGTGTCCACAGCCCGTGCGTCTGCTTTCGGCAGGTCTTTCAGGTCATAGTGCTCTTGCACATCGGCGGGTGGGAGTGCCATGCCCCGGATCCACCAATACCCTTTTTCGGCGTTGCGGGTGCCGGGCTCGACAGCGATTTCGTGGATGGAGAGGCAGGTGATTTTGGCGTCCCCGGCGAAGATCAGTTCCCCGGTTTCAGGGTCTTGGCCGATTGGTTCACCAACGGTGTCATCCCATTCGGTGCAGATCCCGCCGACTCCACCGATCCATGTCGTCATGGCATGGTCGTAGCGGATGTCTTCCCAGTCCTGTTCGTCGTGGGCCTGGTTGGCTGCGGCCTCGGCAACCTTCGATGATTGGATGGCCTGGTCGTCGGGGGTGTCGGGCATCACCTCGAAGGTGAGTTCGTTCTGTGTCATCTTCGCGATGAGTCGGTTCGAGTCGGGGCCGATACGGGCGATCGTGGCACGGACCCGTTCGGGTTGGCGTGGGAGTTCCTCGAGCCGACCGGAGCCACGGTTCCAGTACACCCAGTGCTTGTTCAGGATGAACCGTTGGTTGAGTGCGGCCTGTTCTCGTTCGGCACGCATGGAACGTTGCGCGTGGTCCCATTTGTCCCGGATCTTGCGGGGCGTCAACTCGTCGATGGGGTCGCCGGCAGTAGACGACTCTGGATACGCATACAGATCCGTCATGGCTCGCTACTTTCTACAGCCCCTCGGGGAGCGTGGGTACATGTTCGCGTGATGGTTGAGGCCCGTCTTGACGTTTGGCATCCATGCGGTCGAGGGCGACGACATCTCCGACGTGACGGGCGATGGCACGGTCGGTGAGGAACCGACGCTCCGACACCCACTCCTTACGCTCTCGAGCATGTACTCCGATGAGGAAAGAGATTGTCGCCATGAGGCAGAACACCATCACGGCGAGCACGATGGCAGCGTCACTCACGCGTCCACCTCTTCACGCGCCACAACGAATCCTTCCATCCTCATGTTGCTGATCAACGTCTTCAATCGTGCGAGGTCGGCGGTGAGCACTTCGATGCGTTCCTCTGCGTTGACGAGCTCGAGTACTTCTTCGTCCTTGCGGATCTCGTAGCCGAGTTTGCGGACGGCCATCAGGATCGTGTCTTCATGCACGCACAGCATTCCGGTTG